GAGAAAGACAGTCCATATGAATACGTCAAGGTTGTTCACGTAGTCCAGCCAAATACAGAACGCAAGAAAGGCAAGATAAACAAAGAAAATAAAAAGTGGGAGTCTGTGTATTACGAGGCAGACAACGACAATCATATACTGAGCCGGTCAGGGTATGACTCATTCCCTTTTGCAGTGCCGAGGTGGGATGTAAACGGATCCGATGTGTACGGTAGATGCCCCACGATGGACTGTTTACCAGACGTTAAGATGCTCCAGGCCCAGACAAAGACAATTGCAAAGATGATGAACCGTGGTGCTGATCCACCACTTAAAGCATCAAGCGATTTAAAAGGTCGGGTCAATCTCTTCCCGGGCTCAGTAACCTACACAGATGAAGGTTATTTAGAAGAGGTTATCAAGAGTAAACCAGAGATCCAGGGTTCTATTTTAGCCCGTGAAGATACTCGCAACGCTATACGCGAAGGTTTGTTCAATGATCTGTTTCTTATGCTCACTCAGCCGCAACGAGATGTAACTGCAACTGAGATAATGGAGAGGAAAGAAGAGAAGATGCTGATGCTGGGGCCGGTAGTTGAGAGGCAGCACACAGAGTTTGCCGATGTAGTCATTAGGGAATCACTAGATATCCTAATGGACGACCCAGACTTTCCACTGCTCCCAGACGAGTTGATGGAAGAGATAGGAGACTACAAGATTGAATATGTCTCTGTACTTGCTCAAGCCCAGAAGATGGCAGGCACTCAGGCAATCCAACGAACCGCAGAGTTTGCTGGCAACTTGGCACAGGGATTCCCTGAAGTCCTAGATATGGTCGACCCAGATGAAATGATCTCTGAGTTTCACGATATGGTTGGCGCACCCGTTCAGATCATCCGCACAGACGATGTAGTGCAGGAGATACGCCAGGGCAGACAACAGAAACAACAGGAGCAGGAAGAGATTCAACGTCAGGCCCAGCAGGTCGCAATGCAGGGTGAACAGGTCAATCAGCAGAATCAGGCAATGAACACCGAAAAACAGGCAGCAGAAGCACTGAAGGGTGCAGCAGACACAGACGTTGAAAAACTCATGGCTAACCTGCAAGGAATGAACTGATGGACTCAGCCCTATACAAAGAGCTTTACGGAGAACAGGAGAAGCTACAGAAGAGGGCGTATCTTGACCATAAAACACTGGTACGAGACTACGAGTTTGCCTTTAGGGGGCCAGAAGGGTCAAGGGTCTTGGAACACATAATGTCGTTATGCAGGATCAATAGTTCAACTTTTACCGGCAACTCAAGAACCTTTTATAACGAGGGTGTTCAGGATGTAGGTAAGGCAATAAAGAGAATGGTAATGGAGGCAGATCCAGAGATTTACTTTCAAGTAGAGCGAAGGGTTTGGGAAGAAGAAAAACAAGAGGTTAAACAATGACCACCGAAACTACGGAACCGTCACACACTCACACGGACGATGCGGATGTAGATACAAGTGGACTCCTCGGTACAGAAACAGATGTGGAAAGCACTGACGTAGAAACTACCACGGAGGCTACTGACTTTACAGTCCCAGAGGAATTTTTAGGTAACAAACGTTTTGAGGGAATCGACTCTCAAGACAAGTTGTTTTCGGCAATTGCTGAGATGGGCGCACCAGAAGAGTACACCTTTGAAGGGGTGCCTGAAGATGTCGCAGCAAAGATCACAGAGCAGGCTAAAGCACTCGATATGTCTCAGTCTCAAGTTGATAAGATGCTTGAATTTGAAAAGGCAGATGAAAAGAGTGAGCATGATGCAATGTGGGCTGAAGTCAATAAGGGTGTTAGCGGTCTAAAAGATGAGTGGGGAGAAGACTTTGATTCCAAGGTAGCTGAAGCAAACAAAGCTATCAAGGCGTTTGACGAAGGTGGCGAGGTGAGCAAGTTGTTGAGAGACAACCCTAAACTTGGCAGCAGTCCAGCGTTTATCAAGTTCTTCAATAAGATCCACGCACAGATAGATACCGATAAGTTTATTGACTCAGATGGATCGCCAAAGCATGTACCTAAAGACGAGCATGGGAATACATATTTTTCAGATTATGACGCATCCATGTGAGGTAACATATGAGTACATTAACAGTTAACGGCCAGCTAACTCTTTTGGAGATGGCAAACCGTATAGATCCTAAAGGCAAACTGGTAACTATCGCTGAAGTTCTGAACGAAAACAACCCGTTCATTGCTGATGCACCGATGGTTGAGGCAAACGATACATTTTCACATACATTCACCAAAAGACTCTCCCTTCCTTCAGGCGCAGTACGTGGCATGAATGAGGGTGTTTCCACTGAGGCATCTCAGACCATCCAGGCAAAAGCTGAAATGGCACTGATTGAGGCAAGAGCAGAGAACGATATCCATATCATCAACAACATGCCTAATCCTAAGTCTGCACGTATGCAGGAGAGCAGGGCGTTTATGGAAGGTATCGGTCAGACTCATGCCGATCTGGTTCTTTACGGCAATAACGCTGATGATCCCAAGGAGATCAATGGGTTAGCAACTAACATGGCAGCACTTGATGCGACTAATAACATTATCGGTGCAAGTGGCACTGGTGGTGATGTTACCTCTGTATATGTTGTGCAGTGGGGTGTTGGTCAGGCTGCTCTCCTTTATCCTCGTGGCGCAAAAGGCGCAGGGATAGGACATGACGATCTGGGCATTGAAAGTGTTCTTGATTCAAATTCCAAAAAGTTCAGGGCGTATGTAGATATGTTCACCCTCTGGACAGGTCTTTGTATTTGGGACGATAGGTGTATTGGTCGGATTGCCAACATTGAGGCTTCCGGCACTTCTAATATTTTTGACGAGGATGACCTGATTACCTTGTTGAACAATATGAAGAACGGTGGACGGGGCGCAACTATCTACTGTAACAAAACAGTCAAAACTCAGATGGAAATTGCTCTGAAAGACAAGAGCAATGTTAACTATACGGCTAGAGCCGGTGAAGGTCTTGCAGGTGAGGAAGTCCTTTATTTCCGTGGACATCCAATCCGTCTGTGTGACGCGATTCTGGATACCGAAACTGCAATTTCATAAGAGGTGACATCATGGCAATAACAGATCTTAAATTAGTCCTTTCGGACGCACAGGCTGAGACTACTGCCGCTGCTCACGACAGCGATAACGTTGTTGATATGGGCGCAGGCTATAACGAGTGGGGAACAGCTACAATAGCTGACTACGGCGAAACCAATAAAATGTGGTTGAACGTCAAGGTTAACACTCTTTTCGCAACTTCTGCCTCCGGTACGTTGGCAGTTGCATTACAGGATTCAGCAGACAACAGTTCATTCGCTGCTGTATCTCCAGCACTTGGTTGTCCTGCTACTGCTGCTGCTTCTCTCACCGCTGGGCTGTCACTTTTAAGGGTGCCACTACCTAACGGTCTTAGGCGTTATGTCAAGCTGGTCTATACGATTGCAGTCGGTGCAATGACCGCTGGTGCGGTTGACGCATGGATCGGGCCTCCAACAGAAGTTGACTGATAAATTTTAACAGGGCTGGGAGGGGAAACCTTCCCAGTTACTCATTATGAAATGTATTTGTGTGAAGAATTGCTTTAACGAGCGCAGGTATCGGCCTGGTGAGGTTGCTTTCTTTGACGAGTTACCAAAGCACTTTGTTTCTGCTGGTGATTATGCAATAGAAAATGACCGCAAAGAAGCTGCTGCAATGTCTCCTCTCCGTAAATCACAGGCAGAGAACAAGAAGCTCCAATCAGAGCTTCGGCTGCTCAGAGAACAACTGAAAGTACCAACATCAAAACCAGCACCAAAAGCAAGGGTGTAAGTTATGGCTGATACAACCACGGTCTGCAATGTTGCTCTTGCTATGATTGGCGAAGAGACAATTGGTGTAATCACTGAAGACACCCCAGGGGCAAGGGCATGTAATACCTTCTGGGATATCTCAAGAGATGCAACACTGGCTGCAATGCACTGGTCTTTTGCAACTAAGCGGGTCGAGTTGTCGCAATCATCAACCACACCTGATTTTGGGTGGGAGTATCAATATCCACTCCCTTCAGATTTTCTTGAGCCTCTTATCGTTAACGCAGGAACAGAGACTCTATGGGAAATCGAAGAAGGTAATCTACTCACAAACGAGGACGAGGTTGAATTTGTTTACACTGCCAGGATAACCGATGTCGCTAAATGGTCTGCCTTATTTGTAGACGCATTTGCTACCCGACTTGCTGCTGATGTATGCCCCAGCGTGAAACGAGATTTTAACCTTCAGCAAAAACTCATGCAGCTTTTTGATTACAAGATAAAAAAAGCGCAGAGTTTTGACGCTTCGAGAAGATACGACACCGTTCAATACGACCAAGACGCAGACAATTATCCTTGGATGACAGCGAGGGGCTAGATGCCGTTTTTAGTTAAACAGAGTTTTACGTCAGGCGAGATTACAGAACGGATGGATGCTCGGTTTGATATGGCTAAATACCGCAACTCCTGTAAGAAACTCCTTAACGGGTACGCCTTACCACATGGGCCGGTAATG